TTCCTACAGGAGCCGCAGCGCTTATTGACATTACGCGTTTTGTCCAAATGTACCCAATTGAAAACATGCGGTACGAAGCTGCACTAAGTGCCAACTGGCCTCATTATCGGCTCATAAAACTGTGCTGCGGCTTTCCGGCAGACCAGCCCGGCCAGTTTCTCCCACCTGTACCCCTTTCAGAAATAATAGCTAAAGCGCAAGACACGCACGAATCCACAATGCGTGCTTTGCCCGCCGAGTTGATGCAGACCGAGATCTTGTCGCATCGCAGGTTTCAGGAGATGGTAGCGCGTATGGGCGAAGAACCGCCTGAAGAGTGTCCCGTGTGTTACATGAATAACACTACTATAATTACGACATGCGGACACACGTTTTGTTGGACGTGCATGTTTCGCGTGTTTTTAGACAGCACCGACGCGCCATGTCCTTGCTGCAGAAGGCTGCTGGGAAAACAGCGCGACGTGTACCAGCACCTTACTAGCGCCGATTCGGCACACGGAGCTAAAGTGAATGCTCTGCAGTCTTTGCTACAAGAAATAATGCCTCAAGAAAGTTGCGTCATTTTTGTGGCTTGGCATAGCATTGCACTAGCGCTGTCAAATATTATTCCCGGGAGTCGACTTATGACTAACAAAAATTCAGAAAGTACACTATCTAGCTTTTCGAAGAGCACCGACGAAGAGCCTGCCCGCATTTTAATTCTTACGTTCCAGCAGTGCCACGGCTTGTCGCTTACTCGTGCTAATCATGTAATTTTTTACCATCCGCCCCTTTACCAATCCGACGAAGACTCTGCCATATCCTGCGTACAGCGAGATGGCCAAACTCGCACCGTGCACGTGCACCGCTTAATAGTTAACGGCGCGGTAGAATGCGGCCGATTTTCATAAGGACAAGCAATAAAAATGGCAACTGTAGTTTCTCAGTTTGAAAATGTGCTTAGTCAGCTACAACAGCAAGCGGCGCCTGTATCTGCTCCGGTTGTGCCCCGGCCTGTGCCCGCCATGTCCAAGTCGCAAACCGTAGTCACGACTCAAAAGACGTACAAATTTTTTCAGCAAAACAAGGGCATTGTGATTCTGGCGCTGCTACTTATTGTTGCTATTGTAATTTGGGGTGTGCGTGCCTACTTGCTCAAGAAGGCTAAAGCTAAGGAAGAGGAAGGCGCGGAGGGAGAGGAAGGCGCCGAGGAAGAGTTTTCATCATTTTTTAAAGACAAGAAGCCTGAAGCCGCTCAGCCTTCTCCCAGTGCACCGCCACTTAGTGCACCGCCACCTCAGCCCGTAAGAGCGGCAATTCAAAGCATGCCTCCACGCGCCTTTGTTCAACCAAGCGGTCAGCCCGTTGTGCCAACTTCTGCACCCCAACAACCCGTGCCTCGTCCGCAGCCCGCTCAGCAACCATTTGATGCCGTAATTAAGCTAGACAGCTCGTCGGCCATTCCAGTTGCAGGGGCTCCAGCTGGAGGAAAAAAGCAGGAGAGCGATGAGCGCCCTGGAGCAAAGCGCGGCGAGAAGGAGTCTGCTATTCCTGGCAGTGATGTAGGCGGAACCCCCAAGCCTCCTCCTGAAAACACTGCACCTGGAGGTGGACCTCCTGGAGGCGGACCTCCTGCCGCCGCCGCTGCAGACCCGCAGTTTACCCCACTTTAGCGCGTTTGCAAAATAAACCTTTAAAACTAACATTTTACAAAATGGATGAAGACAAGCAGATTAAGCGCGTTAACTTTCAAGACGACGACGATGAGGATACAGGAGAAGAGTTTATGTTTGAAAAAGAGGAAGAAGACATGCCAATAGAAAAAGAAAAGCAAGTAGAAGAGGAGGAAGAAGAGGAGAAAGAAGAGGAGAAAGAAGAAGAAAAAGAAGAGCAAGCTGAAGAAGAGGAGGAAGAGGAAGAAGAAGAGTTGAGCGAAGTTGACAAGATACTTCATTTGGTCAGCATTCTTAGCAAATCGGTTGCTTTTGACGAAGAAGACGTGGCGCTTTTAACTTTAAAAAAGGCTCAGATCCTCAAGGACAAGCAAAAAGTGCAAACATTAACTAAAGCATTGGCCAAAGTTCATTTTCAAAACACTATTGAAGAACGTGAAAAGGTGCTTACACATGCTGTACGCAGCGGCTTACTAGTACCTGGGACCGAAACGTTTCTGTTTTTTGTCAAAAAGCAAGCTAAATTAGTCGATTTAGCTCAAAAATTATACTAAAAAAATCTTGGGCTAAGAAAAGATAGCTCTATAACCCTTTTATTTTACATTTAATGGCGCTATCTGAAATCCCTTCCGTCAGCACGTACAGCCGATGCGGAGTATTTTGGCATCCTAAAGATTTGTCTGCAGTTACTATGGGCTTGCTGCAAACCCTAAATCAATTTTACACTTCAGAAAACATTGAACACATTTTATTGCCGCTGTTATCCGCCAAAGACGACTCAGCCTTGTCATTACGTGCTCTTGACTGGCTTGTTATCAACTACGCCAAAAAGCACCGTCTTGCTCACTTTGTCAAGTCCGCAGGCGCTGGAGGAGGCGACATTATCTTTGACATCTTTTACGAGTACAAACTCAAGTTACGCAGTAACCAGCGCGTCAACTTTGATCCGTTTCGAAGAGGCAAAAGGCTGTTTTTTGAGTTGCAAGGCAAATGGTATGCCACTACAGTAGGCCAGCTCAACTTTGTACACTGGGCGCACCGCTTTGGAGTTCTTGATTACGCCCAGAAGCACGCCGAAGCCATTGTGGCAGATCACGCAGCCACTATGCAAAACAAACGTACCGCAGCCAAGCTGGACGCTGTTCAGGGAAAAAAGCGCAAGCGGACCGAGCTTAGCAAGCCTCTACCTACCAAGTGCGCCATTCACAAAGTTACCATGCAAATTGTGTTTGAGCGACCCCCACCTGCGGTATAATCCCATTCTCTAATAAAATGCAGTGTCCTCCGGTATCTACTCAGCTTGGTCCGTACAACTACGGAAGCCCTACCATGCCGCAAAACGCCGCACCTCCTCCCGGCATTCCCTACCAGCTCCTCGAGTATGTAGATGAGTTTGTGGGCAGTGGTAATCCCCGCAACTCGTTTGCCGCGCTGCAAGCCTACCAAATCAGAGGCGGCAACCTTGCCCAACCCGGCTTTACGCCATGGCCCGTGCTGCTCAGACAAAACATGAAGCCTCAATGGCAGGCCGAGCTTGCGCGGCAGCGTCAAATTCAAAGCCGGCTTTAGTTTTGCTTACAATAAATGTATAAAGCCCCTTATGTCATCGAGCCTCCTACCCGTTTTGAGGATGGTAAAATTACCGAAGCCGAATTGTTACATCAAGTAAAAATTAAGGAAAAGCGGGAGAATGTATGCATGGCCTGTTTAGGCAGCATATGTACTGCGCTATCGCTCTGCTGCGTATTTTAAATGCGTAAGTTAAAAAATGTGGCTAGTGTCGCAAATCATTCTATTTGTTGTCAACTTGCTGTTTGGCGGTGTGGGCACCAGCGCGGTGTCTCTTGCGCTTTACAGCATTGTGCGCTTTAACGAGCTGTCTTCCATCTTGCCAGTCAACATGCTGGGCATGATGTTAGCCGCAGGCATTGGAATTTTTGCCCTTTCCGTATTAGGGGGCTGCGCGGCGTGGCGACGTAAGAGCAGCAATAGCGTATGCTTGCTATCCACTTATGCATTCGCGCTTTTTGGCATCATGTGCTTTGAAGTAGTGTTTGGAGTCATTGTTGGCGTGTACACTGGCAACTTGGACGTGTTTAAAAACAATTACTACGCCTCTGCTGCGGCCGAAGAGCTTAACAACATAGTCAGCTGCACTTACACGCTGTGCTGCACTGCCAAAGCCATTGGCAATGGGTGCCATCCGCTTAGTCTGGCGTGCAACACCACCACTATATTTGACATTACCGTGCCCTACGCGGTTTGCGAAGGCTTGGCCCGTTACGACTCGTCTCTCCTACCTACTAAATGCGCAACTAAACAGGCCTTTACAGCAGGCATTTCGGCGCTGCTCAACGGCGTGCTGTGGCCTCTAAGCATAGCAGCTGTAGTGCTGGCTGTAGTTCAACTTGCCTGTTTTGTCATGTCATGCTGTCTCGTGTGCAAAAAGTATCATCACAATCATCCGGTACCCTCCGTACCACCCCCCGCCGCGGTGTAAGTAACTTGGAAACAAACTTGAAAATAAAAAATGTGGAGTAATACGTGGCATGACTTGTTACCCGTAATTCTAACGTGCAAAGCCAATGAAGCACGACTTCAAAAGCTGATTAAAGAGTGTCACCGCGTAGGCATATCGCATGTAAACGTGTGGTACAATGACGCTTCAAAAGGCTCTAAATCAGATCGGGTGTTTGCGGGACATTATGATATCGTTAAAGCGGCATACGAAAACAGTGATAAAGATGTGTTTATTATGGAAGATGACTGCCAATTTTTATTTGATGACGCCGGGCAGCGCATCTTGGACGCACACGATACTGCAGTAAGATCTGGCAAATGGACTGTTTTATTTGCAGGACATGTGCCCATAGGCCCCATGTGGCGACGATGGGACGGCTTGTACACGACAACGTTTCCATATGCTGCACATTCTTACATTTTAAATCGCAAACGAGTTGGCACATTTTTGAAAATCATACCTAAATCCAAATGGATGCGACCTTATATGGGCGAAGGCTACTTGAACGTGCCCATTAAAGAAAAGCTTGCAGTGTATCCCGCGCTTACCACACAAAACCTGCTTCCGTCTGACATGGTGAATGCGCTAAAAGTTCAAAGCATTCGAAACACGTCATTAGATAGCTGGCAGGCCGCCATGCACGACGTGTGGTTGCGCGACATTCCGCTATTACTTCTTGCCTTCATTGTGATTTACATAATGTCTGGCGCCGGAAAGCTGCTATAACTTCCAAAATTGCGAGTCTGAGGGCACGCCGTGTCTGCGTGGCCGTGCTCCTTGCACTGCGGACAGTAGCGCAACGGGCAAAACTTTTGAGAGTGCGACATGTACTGGCACTGGTAACACCGTCCGTAAAATGTGGGTATAGTTCGCGCATTGCCAAACGTTAGGCCACTTGGAATAATGTCGTCTGATCCACGCTTAGCTACATACTCTACTCTCTCCATTTACTACACTTATCTACCTTGTGGCGCGTTAGCTGAACGACCACGGCGTAATGGTAATGCAGCTGCTGCTCCACGGGCTCCGCGGCCTCTAGCTGCTTGCGGCGGGGCACCTTCCTCTTCTTCTACACCACCTTCCTCTGCAACTTGATCAAACTCGTTAATGTCCTGCAGCTCGGCTCGTCGTGCATTAAGCGTTTGAATAAGTTCGTCAATTGCTTGCACGTTTTCGTCTCTATCTGCAGCAGTGCTTGGCGCGCTGTCCAGAATGTCGCGGCACTTGTCAAATAAATCCTTTTCCCGTTTATGGTACACATTGGGATTTCGCATCTTTTTAGTGAGTTTAATGTCCCAGCAAAACTCGGCATTGCCACCAGTTCTGCAATTAGCTCTACCTCTCTGAAACGACGGGTCAAACCCTTTAGGCTTGCGCTTTGTCGAGTAGTAAGCGGCGTTCACAGTGTCTTTCCACTCTTTAGCAAATATAATCGCGCCCGCATTTCCTTCCGGAGATATTCCACCCACTTGCGCATTACCCGGAATAGAATTGTGGATGCGCTGAATGAGCGTGTTGGGATCTACCTTCTCTATTAATTGTCTAAATTGAACTGGCTCTTTTGCATACGCTTTTTTCATTACTGAAAGTGCTAATTGCAGCGGAAGAGGCGCAAAGCTAAAATGAGACACGTCTTCGAACCGCTGTGCCCTAAAGTCGCCTACATTGATGCCTCTAACTTTAGGCCCGATGCGACCACTAGCAACCAAGTAAAACTTTTCTTTATCAGCAGGGTTAGCCCCGCCATCTAGAGCACCGCCCACCAACCCGTCGCTGTCATACCCGCTAAACACAAACTGCGGCATAAACATCGGTTCAAACATTTACCGTTTATTTGAGATGCACAAAATAAATGGAGTCTAATCCGTTAGTACCAGCAGGCATAGCGCTAGGTGTTATTGTGGGGCTAGCTATGCTTTCTAAAGCATCCGTGTCGCGAGGCGGGAAGACGCTGACACCTAAAGTATCGCGCGACTTGTCTAAGGTCGTAAAAGAAGCTGCACGATGGTCGGCAGTCAGCGACCAGGATGCCAACGACTTGCTCAAGCTGGTTCACGCCACGTATGCTGTAGCTTACGTCAACGCCGCACGCTCCCTTGCTCAAGACGAAGAGCTGGAGCGCGCAGCTAATGTTAAAGTTGACGAGCTGCACTCCCAAGTCACTGCTCAGCAACAAGGCGTTATCCAAAAGTTGGGCGCCAAGTATCCCGGCATGCTACCCGACGGCGCCAATGTGCTGTACACGGGCTGGATCTAACAATTTGAATTTAGTAGCACGCCTTGACGATCAATCCTTACCACGCGATGATTCGTTTGGTCCGGCATGTCGTAACCATACACATCCATGCTCTGCATGCTGTTGACGTGTGTGCGATATGCCGCCAACTTGATCTGGCCGAACGATACTAGCAATAAATACTTTTCTCCGTCATAGTGCACGTACCACGTAATATTGGGAAAGGCCATAAGCTTAAATCGAGGCCTTGTGCCGCCATGCAACTCTTGAAACCCAAACGCCATAATATTCTCAAAAAATGTGGGCTTGCTTCTTGTTTTGCCCGAAGCGTCAGTAGCCAGCTCCAACCACTCGGCGCGCACGGGCTCGATAGGATGCAGCATGCCATTTACGATATTGACAATGTACATCATGACGTTAACATTCTTGTTGCGCGTAACTACGCCGACACACAGGGGCTCCAACTCAAACGCCCTATTAGCAGCTTCGGCCAAAGTCTCGGGCAAAGTCGAGCCGTCGTTACTCTCAAAAGCCGCAACTGCGTCTGCCGAATCGCCCATTTTAGCTCTTGTGAGAATAAATGCACAGCAATGCAGCCGCGGCGTATAAGATTCAGAAATGGGCGAGGTTTCAAAAGCACAGGTTGTTGTGCAAGTATGCGCGAAACACGCAAGACCCGATTACGTTAGACAATGTGGCTGACATACCTAGACACCAGCTTTTTACGTACATTGACGAAAATGGCAAGATTTGGGCGTATGATGGTCCTGCTTGGGCACAGTGGATCTTAAAGCACAGGATGCATCCATTAACCAAAGAGGTCTTGGATGCACACACTATGAGCCGGTGCTTTAATGCTGCAGCAAAAGCGGCATTGCACTGTCCTGCCGAAAAAGAGTTGAGGAAATGTTTGAAAGAGTGGATGCGGCCCGTCAGACTTGTGTATATGCAAAAAAATGTGCCTCGTAAATCTCGTTTATTACAGCGCAAATATCGGAAGAGAAGAGCGCACTGGAGCTTGATTCTCTACGTATCGCCTTTATACCGATTTTTGGGAGCGGATGTGGATGTGAAGCGCAGCCTTGTTGTGCGCTTTGATGTGGAGGAAATTCAAAAGTCGCCTTCATCTGCCGTGGACAAGTCGTACCAAGACAGAATGTTTGATGGCGGCAAAGGCTTTGTGGCACTAGGCTCTAATGCGGCATCGGCACGGGCTATGCGGCGCACAGTGGTTGCACTATCTGACGGCACGCTGACTGAGACAGAGCTGGCCGGACTTGACAGTGATGATGATGACGACGGCGATTCTTGAGGCTGCTCCAACTCCATGGGATAAAACTCGGGCGCGCCTTGCAGCCTATTCCACTGGTGTTTCAGCGCAATAAACAGCGCCCATGCGCGTCTAGAGCTAAAATGCACGTTGCACACTTTAGACCATGCGCCGCTAGTACTTGTTCTACCCGGCACAAACGTTACTGCGACTAACGGCCCATCGCCAACAACCGCAGTTTTGCTCCACTCTAAATAGACGTCCAAGACGCCTCTAAAAGATGCATGGTTTTCTTTGGCAACAGTAAGAATAGCGTCAGCTAAAGGCAGACACTCGTCTCTTGACGTCATAAGTGTTTGCAAAGCATGGTTTTTAGATAAGCACGGCTCGGCAGGAGCTCGACGCAGCCTCTTGTTGTACACGGCCAATGATGTCTTGTAAATCTCGTCATAACTTGCCACGGTCTCCGTAACTTCTAATGCATGCTGCACACACTCTGCCAACTCGTTCAACGCCATTTTGCTCTTTTTGCTCTTTTTGCTCTTCTAACGTCATCTTTTTGAAGCGTCTCATACCGCACCCTTTTTACGCATCCACAGGACCACAATGGAGCCAATTAGCGTAATAAACATGGCGGCAATAGAGCCAAAGGTCAAGAACATACCATTAGCGTTTAAAGTCTTGTCTGCACTGCCGTCCGTTGGCAAACTTACCTGAATGATGAACGAGGTAATGAACATGAGCGAAATTAGAAGCGTGACCCAAGCATACACGGTTTGAAAGTTAGCCATTTTATTCTACAAAATATAAAAAGTGCGTTAATTTGCAGCGCTGATTTGTCTTTACGCTAAATAAAACATGGCTGCGAAGAAGCCTGATTACGCCGAGATTTCTAGACGGCATGCAGCCACTACGGGTGCACCTCAAGAAACTGCGCCTACAGTGCCTCGTCCCGCCGGCATGCGCAACCTAAGAGACACGGATCGTCAGTCGTATGCCCTGATTAACCTCGCACACGTTAATCGCAATCCCAAGAGCGACAAGGGAGGCGCGCTGCGCATCATTGGATTTTACGGCACTGAGAAGGAGGCGCAGCACAATGGAGCTCGGATTGCCAAGAGCGATCCTGCATGTGCCATTGCTATTGTAGAGACGTGCTCGTGGTACGTACTTACCCGCGATCAGAGCGTGGTGCCCGAGGAGGTAGCTTCCAAGCTGGCACGCATGCTGGCTGCTCACAAGCGGTCGCGCATTGAGCGCAAGGTGGAGTTTGAGAAGCATCGTCAAGAGCTGCGCGGCGAGCGTAAGCCCACGTCGCAGCAAGTTGCCGACAATCCTTGCGAAGAGGCGATTACTGCCGATTCGGAGATTCCGCCCATGCCACCCAAGCTAAGCAAGCCGCCTACTACCCGCCCCTCTTTAGACAACGGCAACCCGGTTCCCGAGTTTAGCAAGATTCTTGAGCAGCGCAATTACGAGGCTGCAGCCATTTCTATTCTAGACGATTACGAGGCTGAGGGTGTAATTGAGGATGCCGAGGTAGGGTTTATTATTTACGGCGGCTTTGAGAGCGACGAGGCTGCACAGGGCTATGTAGAGCACGTAGCCAAGCGCGCCGTGCCTGACCATGACGTGGCGGTAGTGCGTATGTACGAGTGGCTGTACCCGCAGTGCATGGAGAGCGATTCTGTGAATCAGGTGGAGCGCAACGCCGAGCTGAATCGCATTATGGCTGCTAGACGGGCGCGTGAGAGCGAGGTGGAGGCGTTTAAGGCGGCGTGCAAGGATTTGAATATGGAGGCCCCGTTTAAGGATGTGCTGCCTGATCTGAAAGAAGATGGCACGCCGCTTAACCCGGATGCAGAGCTTCAGCCGGGCAAGTCGCGCATGAAGCTTACCGACGTGTCGCCTCCCGAGCCTCGAGTAACTGAAGTTATTGAGGACAGTGGTAGTGGTGGTGCAATAGAGTCCAAAGAGCCGCGTTAATTGCGCAATGCGTAATTTCCCTTTACAAATAAAAGATGGATTTGAAACCTAAAGTATCGTATATGACTGCCGAGCAGGTCAGAGCAGACGTGCTGGCCAAAAATGAGGGCAAGAATGTTGAAGTGTATGACTGGGAGGTTACGCGGCTAGAGAAGGCTGTGCCCATGGAGACTGTAGCATCCATGGTGTCCGAGGTGCGCAAGCGCTACATGGAAGTCCGGGCCGCCAATCCTGCAGACGACGACGATGCTATTCGAGAGCGTCTTATGGCTGCCGATCCCAAAGTGCGCGCATTTGGAGCCGACTCGACCGAGGGTGGCACGCACCACGTCCTTTTTCTTAAACTCACAAATCGCGACACGCCGCCAGAGCACTTGAAAGTAGTTGCCGAAATGATTATGCTAAGAGCCAAGCACGAGGCGAGCACGTCTGGAGTAGAAGCGCACAGCGCCGAGATTTCCCAGTACTTTAGCACGCGTGTCAAAGACGTTACTACGCGATTTCCTGTTAAAGAGCCTAACCTTTTCCACGTGGACAAAGATCCTGAGGAGGAGGTGTCCGCTGAAGAGAAAAAATAAAAAAGTATAAAATTAAAAAAGATGGAGTGCGTCATATGCTACGAAAAACATGTTTGCATAACATGCCAGTTTTGCTCTGCGTGTGTATGCACTGAATGCGCTAAAGCATACATGCTCTCGTCTTTCCAAGATCCGCACTGCCCTGCACCTACGTGTCTGCGAGGCTGGAGCGACGAGTTCATGGCGTCCAAGTTTACAAAGAGCTTTTTGAATGGCGCATTGACCAAGCATCGTCAAGAAACGTGGTTGGAGCGCCAAAGAGCTTTGCTGCCTACCCGACAACACTTGGTGCCTCATGCCCGCGCTTTACGCGACGCCAAGCAGTCTATGACGTCGGCAACAGCAGAGTTTAACGCAGCTCGCAATGCACTTAACGAGTTTCATGACGTTCGACACTGTATTCGAAGCACTCGCAGTGAAACTTTGTTGGATGTGTGCGGGGACTGCAACCATCGTCATTATCGCGCATGTTTTACCGAAGGCAGAGAGTGTGTGCTTAAACGCATACTTGCCCAGCACAACAACTCGATGCAAGAAGTCGAAAAGGTTTACAATGATACCATGCGTGCCGATTTGCAGACCAAGATGACATTGACGTATGAGCACTACATGTTTATCAAACACATATACGCCGACGCTCAGGCTAATGCTAGCAGACAACCTGCTACAGCTGCTCCCAAAGAGGCGCGCGCTTTTGTTCGGGCGTGTCCTGTTAATGAATGCAGAGGCTTTTTGAGCACGGCGTGGAAGTGCGGCGTGTGCTCGACGTGGGCATGCTCCAAGTGCCACGAGGTCAAAGCGGCTCAGCACGATCCGAATCATCAGTGCAACCCGGACAACGTGGCCAGTGCCGCTATTCTCGCCAAAGAAACCAAGCCTTGCCCATCATGCGCTGCTGGCATCTTTAAGATTAGCGGGTGCGACCAGATGTGGTGCACGTCGTGCAACACCGGCTTTGACTGGAAGACGGGCAAGCGCATTAGCACAAACCGCATTCACAATCCTCACTTTTTCGAGTATGCCTCTAGAGCCGGCATTGGCGGTGGAGGGGCTGCTGCCGCTGGAGGTGCTGCTGCCGCTGGTAATGGATGTTTTCAAGGCATGCGGGTGATTCCGGGTAACCCGTCATTGGGCGCTTTGCCCTTTCACAACCCCGAGTTTTCCAAAGCGTTTAATCGGGCTATGCACATTTCGGATTGGGTGGGGACTAGGTACGACAGGCTGGCTGGACGCGACTCGGAGCAAGAGCACGAAGAGCTAGCGGTTATGTTCTTAATGGGCGACATTTCGGAAAAGGTGTGGAAAGAAAGGCTGCAGCGGCTGGAAAAGAGGCAGCGCAAGTATAGAGCAATTCACGACGTGATTCGGGGCTATGACTTGGCTTGCGGTGACGTGTTCCAAGCGCTTGCGAGCCGCCAGCTGGGTCGTGAAGAAGCTATTCAACACGAAGCCAAGCTGCACGACATGCTGAATGAGGCTCTTAAAGGCGTGTGCCGCGTTTATACGTGCAAAATGCCCAAATTGTCTGCCTAATAATAAATATGAAGCTCAAGATCAAGAAATTTAACCCTGCCAAGCTTACGCAATACGCTACCGTAATGTGCATTGGAAAACGCGGAACGGGCAAAACCACGCTTATTAGAGATATTATGCATCATATGGCAGAGCGCGTAGACTTTGGTATTGCCATGTGCGGCACGGAAGAAACTGCTCGAGATATGGGCCACTTTATTCCACCATCCTGCATATACAACGAGTTTTCAGCTGAAGCGCTAGACGTGTTGCTCAGACATCAGAAAAAGTGCGTGTCTGCAGGAGCTTACAAGCGCGCTTATCTCATTCTAGACGACACGCTGTACGACAAATCCATCTTAAAAAGCAAAAACATGCGCATGCTGTTCATGAACGGGCGTCATCGCAAAATCTTTTTTTTAGCCGCCGTTCAGTATTTGATGGATTTGCCTCCTGACTTACGAGCCAATGTAGACTTTGTTTTTGCGCTAAAAGAAAACATTATTGCAAATCGTGAAAAGTTGTGGCGCAACTTTTTTGGAATGTTTAACGACTACAAGGATTTTAGCATGGTCATGAACCAGTGCACTGCTGGGTATGACTGCATGGTGCTAGACAACACGGTGCGCTCAAACAACATTACCGACTGCGTGTTTTGGTACCGCGCCGAGCACAACATTGACGCGTTTAAGGTAGGCGCGCCGGGCGTGTGGAAGCTTCACGACCTATTTTACAGAACTGAAAATAATGAAGACGAGGATGCCCCTGAAAACATTTTGGTTGATGACGATAACGAGTCTGTAGTTGGTGTCGCAGAGCGCATGGCAGTAGCCAAGCAAGCTGTTAAACAGCCCAGACAAGTTACGCTAGAAGATCTGGCAGCTAACCCTACGCACATTCACGTAGTCGAAAAGAGGGACATTAACGGCATGACGATTCAGGAAATCTAATTTATTTTGGCACAACAGGAGCAGTGGGCATGCCAAATGCGGGATAGTGAGGCTGAACCCCGCCGCGCTGGCACCAGCAAGTAACTAGAGACACTGCCAAAAATACAAAGGCCAAGGTGAGTAGGAGGTACGTCATGCGATCATCACGCGTGCAAATGTACTTTAGCGTGTCTGTGCGCACCCCTCCGCGTACTTTAGGGATTTGCTTCCAGTGCCGCATGTCGTATAACGCTCCTCGTACACTATTGGAAATTTTTTTTGGGATGGTGCTTAGTCTAGCGCGATTTAGCGTCACGCCGGGTAGAGGTTTAGGCGGCTCATAGTACAGCGACTGGCCCTCCGAGTACTGGTTAGACGGGTAGCCTGCAGCCGGCGGGCCTAGCGAGCCTGCTACAAAAGGCAGCGGGCTCTGAAGCACTGCAGACTGCGTAGGACCCGTTAAGCCATGCGCGCCGTCTCTTACAAAAAGCTGCGCCGCGGCAAGTCTGTCCACGCACTCTCCAGCACGCTGCTTTTGCCACGCGGGGTACAGGGCCTTGTTGTCGCACATGCCGCCGCCAGTGTCAAATGCCACCCGCTCAATAGCTAAACGCTGTAATTCGCGCACCTCGTTTTCGTTGTTGGCTGCCATGAGCGCAAGCGTAGCGGCATACTGCTGGGGCTGGTAATCGGCCACCTCGTCTACACCCCCCTGGTCGTTTGTAGTATTGAGCTTATCAGCTAGCGACCAAGACGACATTTTTATTACAAGCGAGGTTTTTTTCCAGGGTTGATACAAATGGCTAGCGCTTGGGTGTTGGAAGCCGTAAAAGCAGACATTTTAGATCGCATTAATGCTGTGGCGTCATTTTTGCCCCCAGCCCTTGTGCCTGAAACTCAGGATGGAGTTCTGCAGCAAGTCACCCGAGTGTATTGGGACACGGGCAAAGTGTTGCGCGGCGCTGAAATTGACCGGTATGTAAATAATGGACTAAATGCGCTTCGAGTCATGAACAAGATTCCAAAAGAAATTAAAGAGATTGTGATTGCTAAAGTTCAAGCTTCATTTCCTCCAGCAGCTCCCCAAATTGCGCCGCCAGTAGTAGCGCCACCAGTAGTAAGTTTACAAAAACGCAAGCTTGAGTGGGATTGCAAAGACGGACGCTGCAAACGTGTGGCTCCAGCGCCAGCGCCAGTGTTGCTTAAACCAGACAACAAAGACTGGTTTTGTCCCTTAGACGACTCGTGCTACATTGAAAACCTAGACAAAGCATCTGAAATAATTGAAATGAGTGATGATGATGAGGTTGAGTTTGTCGCAAGTGTAGCACCCTCAACCTTAACTGCAAGTTCGGCGCCGTCGACACTTTCCGTAATGGAACCTGTAGTTAGACGCTCGCCAAGTGTTGATTCTCAAGCAACTTTACCTCTTGCTGTTTCGGATTTGCGAGAACTGTGGGGAAGTGCTCCTCGCAAAGACAGCTCGTCCACAATTTCGGAAGAAATTCAATAAATATTATACCTATAAAAAATGTCTTCGTGGAAGGTCACGGACGTGGCTCCTGATGCTACTGCTTCAGTCGCGGCAGAGGTTCATAATGCCAAAGAAATTGTAGAGTCGGCACGGCTAAAATTTCTAGCAGAGCATGAGCCGGAGCATATCAGGCAGCTTATTGCCGAGCAGGAGCGCGTGGTAATCAACTCTACTGCGCGATGGCAAATGCACGCTAGGCTTGAAGCTCAGAGTGCCATTGTTGAGTTGCAAGCCAAACTGCAGCGTGTACTTAGCGGGGAAGCTTTAAAGGATTGGGACGCTAACGCTGCACCGTTTTTGGCTGCCCACAAAAAGTGCAAGGCGCCTCGAAAAAAGAAGGTTGAAGAGCCTGCTGCGGTAGTGCGCCGCGACAAGAGCGATGCTAGAACGTTGAGAGACGAGGCTCAGCACGCACTTACGTCTACTGCGCCTGCTGTAGTCTTTGTGGACGACACGGACGCATGTCCCAAGTGTGGCGAGGCCATGCGCGTATCTACGTCTGAAGCGCTATTAGGGTGCACCCAATGCGGCTTGACTAGAGCTTATGTTCAGTCTACAGCGTCTACAAGAGCATATAGGGACGACGGGCCGCCCGAGTTTGCTGGCGGCTTTTCAAAGTACTTTTATCGTCGGGGAAATCATATGGCCGGCTGGATTGCGTTGGTTCAAGGCAAAGAGTCTATGCAAGTTCCCGATGACGTGTACACGTTACTCATTGAGCAGTTTCGCAAAGAAAGGGTGGGCAGCGCGGATGATATTACGCCAAAACGTGTTCGCGAAGTGCTTAAAGCACTAAAATTGCGCAAGTATTACGATAACGTGGCCCAAATTACGGCTCGTCTTACAGGTAAACCTCCGCCGCGGCTTACGCCTTCTCAAGAAACCGAGTGCATTGCCATGTTTCAATCGGTAGAACAGGTTTGGGCTCAGCACTGCCCTGCTGACCGTCGCAACTTTTTGTCGTATTCGTACTGCCTGTACAAATTTTGCCAATTGCGCGGCTGGGATTACTTGCTTACCAACTTTTCATTGCTGAAAGGCCGGGACAAGCTGCAGCGCCAAGATGCCATTTGGAAGAAAATTTGCCAAAGTCTGGACTGGGAGTACTTTGCAAGCGTTTAGTTTTTTAAAATCAAAAAATGTAGTGTTGAAAATGGCTACTATTGACGTAGTAGCTGAAGCGCATCGAGAAGCGTTAGGCAGCGGAAATCCTGGGCTGCATGTGCCCGCGCGCAGAAATGTAGACGCGTGGCTTAGAGCTATGCCCGATGTAGCCACGCCTACAGCGGAGCAAGTTGTTAAGGCGCTGTCTCAATCACCGTACGGCCATATCTTTAATGTGGAGCGCGCAAGCACTTCATGGCTTGCTAGTGCTGTAAAAAACGTGCTGCCTACTCTTGATTTAAGCACGTGCGTCCGATTGGCTATGAAGGATGGATTTTTAGTGTGCGCTGACGAAAAGGTTGCTAAAGCTTGCATTCAACCTAAAACCTTGCGTCAGCTCGTTCACTGCATGCACCAAGTGTGGCTGCCTGTGACGGAAGGTGCAACTGAATCACTTCAAGAGCGCTGGCGACTTGTGACCGATCTTCAGCGCCGCGCAAACATTGTGTTTAATATTGAGGTAAATGTTGAAGAGGATGATTTGATTAGTAAGTGGGGAACCGTGTTTAGTGCACGCTTAGCTAAATTGCCTTTAACTTCCAGAACCAACATTGCTCGCCGTGTGTTGGCAAAAGCGCAAGAAGCTTATGCGCAAAAGAAGAGTGTGTCGAGGTTTATGCAGACGTGCTTTGACATGGAGTATGAATTGGGCGAGCGCGGAATGTGCGACGGCGCAAAAGAGGTTATTGAGCTGGCAAAGGAAGTGGGTGAACTTGTGCAATAAAATATTTATTTGGAGTAAAATGGAAGTGAACGTAAAACTTAGGCGCCCGTTTAACCCTAATCCTGACAAAGCCCAGGAAGCGTTGTACGGTGGTAAAGTCACGCCGTACTTGGCAGGCGGCGCGCTTAACAAAACCGATCCCAAAGTTTTGGGGCGGCAGCTCATGGACCTTGTACGCAGAGGCGACTTAAACGGGCAATCTGCTCTGGCCGAGTTTGCAGCGGCTATAGCTAATCTTCATCATCGCTAGACGAAGATGAACGCCGAGACGGAGGAGGCTTGATGCGCGAGTGCTGATCCTTGCTCACTTCTACTATCCGCTCATCCGTAGCAGCTGTAATTACCGTGGGCGCACGCTTGGTCACAATGACTGAAGGAGCTTTGCTAGGTGCTACGGATGGCGCCTTGCTAGGTGCTATGGATGGTGTTTTGCTAGGTGCTACGGATGGTGTTTTGCTCGGTGCGACAGACGGCGCTTTGCTAGGTGCCACCACAGTAGGGGCTTTGCTAGGCGCTACCACGGTAGGCGCTTTGCTGGGCGCCTCTTCTTTTGCTTTTTCTTTTGATTCTTCCTCTGCAGGTTTAATAACGCTAAACGTTTGGCGCTTCTTGTCGTCACTAGATGTAACTTTTGTTTCAGCTTTAATGAATACAGGGTTTTCAGGATCTGTGCGCTTAATGACGACCATAGATGCTTGTGCTTGAGGCTCAATAGTGACAACAGTTGATGCTTTGTCTTTAGTTGCTGTGCCTACACAAGACACCGAGTCTCCAGGAACTACGCGACGCTCTAAGCGATCGTCTGCAGCTAATGCCGTGCGCCATGATGACGACTTGGCTTTAGGCGCCGTGTCATCCAGTACTTCCAAGCACTCGCGCATCACAATGTACAGCATGTCGCACAAATACCTGTCCTTATCCATGTAGCGCATCGTAAAATAGTCGCCACTTTTCATAGGCGAAGAGCGCGCAATCTCTCTAAAAAAGTAAAAGAGAAACATGTCAAAAGGTGGCACGCGCACTTTTAGACCGGACAAATCAGTCTGACCCAAATTGGTTGTTGCGCGAATGAAAGCTGTAGACGCGTGCTTGTACTCTTTCTCGGCAATAGTTGGAAAGCGCTGGAGCGCATGCGCAGTTTCTTCACCACGCACTGCAGAATCCCAATTCTCAATAGCCTTCAGACCTTTCTTAAACCGAGTTCGTCGATACTCCGGGTCGCTAAACTCTTTAGTAACCATAGTATTAAGCTCCAAGAAGCAGTCGTCTACAAGCAGCTTAAGCTCGGATAGAAAAGTGCGCACACCATCGTCATCTGCAAAGTTTGACGCAGTAGCTAGCGACGCCATTTTTAGGTGAACGGCAAACCAATCATGCTTGTTTGGACGCGCCGTACCATTTCAGACACATGGGAATTAGCAACGTAAGCCCCGCGGCCAAAGCCGACCATGCTAGCACCTTTTTTACGCTACGTCCAGGCACACTTACCGCGTCCGTGGGCTTTTCCTGAATCATGGGAGGGTTTAGCGCTACAAGAAGCACGGCGGTTAGTACACCTACTACTGCAGCAACAATAAGTTTGTTGCGCATACACTTTTGTATAAATGTAGGCTCTTCTTTGCTATCTTCTTTAATGACACGCTCCCAAATTTTGCGCTTAGATGAGCTCTTTACACTACCTTCGCTGCTTGCTTTGCTGTCGGCTTTTTTGCGTTCACTTTGCTTGTCACTACTCTGTTTCTCGCTGCGCTGTTCGCTTTTATGATCACTGTGTCGTTCACTGTGTCGTTCACTACTATGCCTCTCACTTTGCCTCTCACTTGGCCTGTCATCATTTTTGTACTTTTCCAATGATGAGGGCTTATCGTCTGCCATTTTTTTAAAATTTTTTTAAAACTCTTTCCTTGGCCAACGCGCCACTAAAAAATCTTGGAGCTAAATAAACAACCTTACTTACCATGTCCTCACCTTCGCTCTCGGGTGGTCGTCGTAGATGCAAGCGCTTTTCTGGCTACAGATGCTACAGAAAGGACTCTGCGGGCGTATGCCGCGAGTACACTAAGAAACACTGCACCAGCCCGCGCAAGCGCAGCACGAGCAGACGCCGGTCCAGATCGCGCTCTAGATGCAGAGTCAAGAAGAACTGCAGCAGCCGCAAGGGCAAGGGCTGGAAGGGCGTGGGCTACAAGCCCACCATGGAGGAGCTGCGCAAGATTGTGACGACGTGCAAGGATTACAAGACGGAAATGACCGATGCTGAGGTTACGGCCATTAAGGGCAGGCTGATTTTTAAGTATGGCGCGGGAGCCGAACTTACTAAGCTAACCGCAGGTGGTGCCGATCCTGATCTTGAGAAGATCGTAGTGGCCGTCTTTAAGGATCAGGCTGCAGCTAACTACGGTGGTGCCGCTTTTGGCAAGGAGAACTTTGAGCGCGATCTAGCCGGTGGTCGCCGCCGTCGGTCTCGTTCCAGACGTTCTAGACGTTCTAGACGTTCCCGCTCTAGACGGTCTAGACGGTGAATAATAAAAAAATCTAGGTAACCTATAAACAATGCCTCACTCTCGCCGTCGCAGTGGACTTCGATGCCACAAGACTAGCCGCCGCCAACGCTCTGGGTACAAGTGCAGCAAGCGCGAGTGCGCCGAGTACTACAAGAGCAAGTCGGGCTGCAAGAGATACCGCCGCAGAAGCAGATCGGGTCGCCGGTCTCGCCGCAGCAGATCTCGTAGAAGCAGATCGGGTTCTCGCCGCCGGAGATCCCATAGCCGCCGCAGATCTCACAGCCGCCGTCGTCGCAGTGGGCTAAGAGGTGGCCACTCGGGCAAGCTGGTAGTGGGCAATTCCTTTTTCCACGTAGGCGAGGATGGTATTACGCGCCCCCTGCATGCCGCCGAGAAGCATCAAATCAAGTGGATGAAGAAGCGTGACGAGGCCGCCTTTGCTGCTTACAAGGCTGCTCTGAAAAAGTGCCCCAAAGGCCAAGTGTTCACGCCGTTCGGCAACGTGTGCCGTGACAGATCCATCCAGGGCCCCTTTGCGCCGCCGTTCCCCGCTAGTATTCTGCACTAAAATAAACGCTTATTCTTAAGACATAACTTTACCCATTCCGCTCCTACGCTTTTTGCGTAAATGATGCGACTCATGTAGTCCGAGTTGGACAGCATTTTGTCCTCACGCGAGACAATTACGCACTTTGTCTAGACGCGTGTTTGTGCGACGACTTGACCGGCAGCTGGATCACATAGGCCACTGCAAACTCCCCGGCGGTAAACCCGTGGCCTGGAAAGAAAAGACGACGCCAATCTGTCTGCTTGCGCATTTGGGCAAACACGTCGCGCTTTTCACGCATGTTTAAGCTGCTGACGCGTTTAAGCAGTGCGGCACGACATTCAGCGTCCATTTTACTTGGCACTTTAGAAATTAAGGCGCGCGTGTTTTGGCGCATCCATGTTATTTTGTCGCCTAGCACTAAATGTGCACCCTGCAGGAAGCTTGGCCTCCGCCGCCTAAACTTCCCACGCCTGCAATTCAAAAACAGGTTGTGCCTCAATTTCAGCCAATGCCTCAATTTCAGGCCGTGCCACCTCCGTCGCATTACTCTAGGCTGGCTGTGGTCAAAGAGGTGGAAGAGGATGCAGAGAAGGCGGCTGCGGACATGACGGTGCTCATTGTAGTAGGCTTTACAGTGCTCTTTCTAACCATGGTGCTGGGTTTTTCAGTGTACGGCAGCAGATTGGAAAAGCGCATGGACCAGATCCTCTACATGCTCATGATGATTAAATCGCGCGGTTAAAATAAACATGTCATTTCAACCCGGTCTTCCCATGGTTATGGGTGTGTCCTCGCACCCTACGCAGCGCTGGCCCAACTCGTATGCAGCCTCGCCCTCTCACACGGATGGTGTTACGTGGGACGCTGTGCAAAAATCGTACTTTCAAGGCAGACCCATTCCTCCCACTGCCCAACCCGCTCCACTTTTAACTTCTGGGTTTAGCAGCCATCGAAAAGTAGATATGCAGCAGCGTCAGCGTTAAATAAATTATCTCGCCTGTTTTTAAAAAAATGTCAAGATGCAGGTCAAGAAGCAAAAGGAGAAAATCTCCATGCAAGCGTAGAACACCTTGCGCGCCCAAGCAACCCGTATCACCTCAAAACATTACCATCAACTGCACTAGCGGCGGTGGGGGTGGAGGTGTTCCCAATGCAGGCGCACCTGCAGCACTTGACATTGAGGCTATTGCGGCAGCCGTGGTAAACAAAGTTAAAGTCGACAGAGACTTATTTCCTGCTCCTAGAGAACCTGCTGATCAAGAAATGCGGCAAAATTTAGAAGCGGCGCTTGAAGAAGAGCGCGCGCGATCTCAAGGTGCGGTTGCCGCAGCTCAAGCCCGAGCTCAGGCTGAATGCAGAGCTTTAGCAGATAGAGCTGAAGCCGAAGCTCAAGACGCCATAAGAGCATCTCGGGTTCAAGCCGAAGCTCAGGCTAGAGATGCAGTAGCTGCAGCTCGGAGAGATTCTGAAGAAGCTATAAGAATAGCCCAGGCCCGGGTTGAGGCGCAAGCTAGAGATGCAATCGCTGCAGCGAGAGCTGAAATTGAAGCACAAGCACGAGGTGCTGTTCAAGAAGCTCAAGCACAAACTGCACAAATTGCCGCAGCGCAAGCTCAGGCAGAAGCTGCTTTGCGTGAAATGCAAGCTCAAGCTGCGCGTGAAGCCGTTGAGCGTCAAACGCTTGAACGGTCCGCAGGAGAAGCTTTAATGCTTTTGCGCGACCTTAGAAATCAAGCAGGGCAATTTCAAAACGATGCGGAAAGAGCTGAAGAAGCTAGACGACAAGCAGAGCAAGCTAGACGACAAGCAGAGCAAGCTAGACTGGAAGCAGAGCAAGCGGCTAACGACAGACAAGCTAGGATTGACCAACAGAACGGAGAATTAGAAGCAGCTAGGCAGCAACAATTGCAGCTTGCAAACGCTGCCGAAGAACGCTACGCTGTGCAAAATAGAGAAATTCAAGCTGCTCGGGCGGCCGCACAGCAGGGAGAGCAGCAAATTGAAGTTTATAACAGGGAGGTGCAAAATAATCGAGCTAGACTTGCACGACAAGCTCAAGAACTTCAAGCTGCCCAAGAAGCTGCAAGACAAGCCCAAGCAGCTTTACAGGAAAGAGATCAGCAATTGGCGGTATACAATGGCCAAGTGCAAGCTCAAGTGGCGCAACAAGCTCAGGAAATTCAAGCCGCTCGGGAAGCAGCTAGACAAGCCCAAGCCGCTTTACAGGCAAGAGATCAGCAATTAGCGGTATACAACGGCCAAGTGCAAGCTCAAGTAGCGCAGCAAGCTGAAGCTATTCAAGCGGCTCAGGCAGAGTTACAAGCCCGTAGAGCCCGGGATAATGAAGCTATCGCGGTAGCTGGACAAGTTGAGGCCGCAGTTGCTGAAGTAGAGGCGGCTAGAGCTGCAGTTGCGCAGGCAGAAGCTGCTCGGGCTGCAGCTGAAGCCCAAGCTCAAGCACAAGCCGCAGAAGCGCTAAGAGCAAGAGAAGCTGCTGCTAGAGAAGCTGAAGCCCGAGCTGCAGCAGATGTTCGAGCTGCTAATGCCGCTAGAGAAGCTGCAATTAGAGATGCTGCTGAACAAAGAGCTGCTCAGGCGGCTGCTGAAGCACAAGCAGCGCAAGAAGCTGAAATGAGAGCGGCCGAACAACTTAGAGCTACACAAATGGGCGCACAGGCGGAAGAAGCTGCCGCGGGAGGAGTAGAAGTGGAAATGCGGACGGCAGGTCGAGCTGGAAGAGCACCCCAATCTTACATTGCCGCTCGTAAAGAATTTGCACTTCCAGATGCAGAGAAAAAATTGAAAGATGCAAAACAAAATGCAAATGAAAATGTTAAAGAGTTTAACGCGATTTTAAAACGTCGTAATTTGAAACCTTTGTCAAAAGATATGACAATTGCATTAACTATCATTGGCATTAAATCTGGAGATTTAAATAAGCCTATTAACGAATTAAAAACACTTATTAAAATGGGTAAAAGAAAGGTACAATTAACGCTTCATCCCGATAAAAATCCAAAAGATAGACAGTCCGCTGCAAAGTTGTTCAAACAGTACATGGATCTCATTAAAACGCTAAAGGTTTTTGAGGAAGAGTTAAGTGGAGGCTTTTTTCCCAAATACAATAAACATGGCCTCAGGCGCAGCAGCTGGTGGCCCTTCATCTGAATTATATTCGTATCAGCGCACAGTAGTAGACTGGCTTAAACACAACCCAACCAAGTCACTCTTGCTTGCGCATGGCATGGGCACTGGCAAGACGCGCACTGCAGTAGTATCTATGAAGGAAAGCAAGCAGCGCTTTGTGCTCATTGCACCTCTTGCAGTGCACGGGCAGTGGACGCGCGAGATTGAAAGACAAGGCTGCGAGGATTTGGCGTATCCCAAAATTCTAAATCCTGGCGGCTTGCCCGCTTTACTGAAAAAGAAACGTGAGGTGCAAGAATTGTACGACTTTTTAAGACAAGGTGCGGCACTCATCATTGACGAGGCGCACAAGTTTAAAACTATGGACTTTGATGCCCCTAAATCCATTGCCGAGTACGACGAGTGGATCGACAAAAAACTGCTGGACTTTGTAGTGCCGCCCAAGAGAGACCAGCTCTGGCGGTTCAGCAAAATTACGATTCAGGCCGTACTAGAGCTTGCAGATCGCGCATGTCGTGTACTCGCGCTTACTGGAACGCCCATGCTCAACGCACCATCTGATTTTGCCATTTACTTTAGAATGTGCCTTAACCGGCCGCTCACCAAGCAGCTGTTCTACTTTACGCCCTCTCAATTCAGATTGTTGTTTGTAGGACCCATGGGAGGACCCACTCCACGATTTGGAGAGCTGGCATGCGGCATGGTATCCGTGGTTGAAATTGAGGACAGGGAAAAGCGCGCCAGGTACGAGTGGCCATACCAGTTTGACGACCGAGTAGAGCGCATTGCGGTATCGCCTGAAGAAGTAAGAGCAATTCAGGCAACGCCTAGAGGTATGTACCTAAGTCTGCTGCGCGCGAGCACGGTAGGCCAAAAGATTCAGTCGCCCGAGTTTTTGGTTGCTGTGGAGCACATTGTGAGCGAAATTCGAAATGCCCGTAATACCAAATTTGCCATTTACAGCAACTTTATTGAAAAGGGGCTTAACGTTATCCAACAAATGTTAACTAAGGAGAATATTGCGTATAGCACTATTACGGGCGACACTAAAGATACGGAGAGAGAACAGGAAAATTACAATGCAGGCCTGACTAACGTCATCTTACTCAGCCCTGCAGCTCAAGAAGGCGTAGACTTAAAGAACACCAATGTCATGTTTATTATGGACTTGAATTGGAACCAGTCGCAGCAAGACCAAATTCGAGCACGAGTGTTTCGTTTAGGTTCTCATGTTAGCAAGACGTATGATTTTGACCGAGATGTTTTGAAAAAGTGCAGCGGGTGGGTTTTGCTCACTTACTTTGATCCGTTCACCGACACGTTTAGACGCGAAAGGTATCGCGCTGAAGCAATTCCTGAAGACAGGGATTTTAGAAAAATGCAGTTTGTGCGTGACCAAACTGTCATTGTAAAAACCATGCTGCTCATGACTGAAGAAAAGGTATACGGATCAGACGTGGCCATGCTGCAAGCACAAGCTACAAAAAATGCTAGCATTGAGCCGTTTATGAAGGTTCTAAAGACTGTAAGCATTGAAGAAAGAGCAGAGTGCGCTCCTGTTACTAATGTCGACCAGTTGACTGCTAGTGCATCAAAACACATTTACAGCGACCAGTATCCGTCAGGCCAAGATCCCACGTCTCCGTGCTTTCAATACGAGTGCCGCATTACGCCCACTTTAGCCCAGGGCGATTGCTTTTTCGACGCTACGCGCATTGCACTAACCGCTGCAGGCCAAGTAGTTACCGTGCGCCAGCTAAGAGGTGTACTAGCCGATGCTATTACAGATGCGACTTTGATTGAGTTTAAGAGAAATGCAGATGCTGCGCCTGCAGCTGGACAGCAAGGTGTGGCTGCTGATTATAGAGCGTTTAAAAACGTGCAAACGCTGGCCGAAGCAAAAGCGCTGGTTACGCAGACCTCATGGTGGGCAGAGGATATTTCTATTATAATCATTGCCCGTCAATTTAGAATTATGTTCCTTATCTTTAGACCTGATGCGAGTGACGTGCAGTACTTACCCGAATATAATTACGACGACTATGAGTGGATTGTGCCCTTATGGCACACAGGCAACCACTACGAGAACATTAGCTGCAACGGGTCTATGATTTACGCAAGAGGCGATCCACTGCCGCCTACTCTTATGCAAGCCTTAATGTTTAAACCCAACTCGATTCACTCGTTTAAAAATCGCGAGTACAGAGTTACTAGGCGAATGTGGACCCAAGCAACTCGAGCAAACCCACTACCCCAACTCCGCCAAGTCGGGCTTCAAAACGAGCGCGGCTCGCCCCTTCTCATATCACCTAATAAACTTATGCTTTAGGCATGAACAGTGCAACAATCTTAGAATCAGGCGAGCCCAGGCTGTACGTCACAATCATGGGTTTAATTTGCCGCGAAAATTGAAGCTGCACCATGTCGCCAACCATGTGCTGCAAGAGCGGCTCAACAAAGGCGCTAGCAAACGCACCCTCGTACACCAAGACTTCGCCTTTAGCTGCAGCGGAAGCCGAGGCGCGCACCGCATAGCCTTCCTCCTTCTCCTCGCCTTCCATAGCCGAGTTGATCCTCTGCGTGCGCGTAATGCCCGTGCCTTGCGACGTAAACTCTACTACACATCCACCTCCGTCCGCCTCAAACAGCTTGATGAGCACGTACTCGGCTTGGCGCTTCTTAAAGATTTCCTTCATCTTTTTAATGGAAATGAGCAGCGTAAAATGAACGTTCATGGGCACTACTGGAATGTCCTGCGGCTCTTCGGCCAGCGTGTCAATGTAGTTGGTAACCAAATTGTTGGCTTGGCTTCCCGCTGCAATGCCCACGCGATCGCCGTCTCGAAAGAGCACAAACTCGTCAAAGTCAAAGTCGGTAGCGTCTAGCATGGTGGCTACATTAACGCAAAACGTCTCGCCTCTAGGCACTGCACCTTTAACCACGCCGTGCTCTAAAGCAGCTTTCAGCATGACGGTGTGTGTAGGATTCAACGCGTCGCACCGTATGCACGCGTCGTCCAGTTTCAGATGCAGCTCCTTGATTTGCGCACCCAGCGGCTTGAGAAAGCGATGGAACACTTTGCGATTATACACAATGTGATACTTGGCGGTCTTTGGCACTGCAAACGACAGCTCGTCCATGCCAGGCGCGTCCTTCTTGGCAACTTCAGGCTCGTCGTCCTCAATGCGGCGCTTTTGCTTCTTCTTGCGCGGCTTTTCCTCCTCTTCCTCGTCTTCAGTCACATCCTTGTCCACCACCTCGTCTGCCTCAAAGTCATACTCATCGTCATACGACATTTCAAAATTTTATGCGGCTTCTCCCGTATAATTTTCTTGGCAGTAGAATAAAAGCTTACTTATGGCTCGCAGATCTAGCTGCCACCCTGATCCCACGAACAAAATGTGCGTGAGTGACGATCCTAGCTATATTTGCTACATGGCTGGTATGGACGCCAACGGGCCTATTTGCAGGGCATATCTGCCCCCGCCCCCCAATCCTAGCCCCGACGATCCCTATACCCCTTCTGCTGGCGATGCGTGCCGCACCTCGTATGACTGCGGTGCTTATGCGTCTCGCGGCAGACTAAGAGATGTAGATCCGTGGTCGCCGGGCGCAAATCGCGGCATTATTCCGGAGCCCATGTGCCGTGTTCTATCGGGTCCGGATGCAGGTACGTTTGTGAATTGCATGGACCAGCTAGACAACTATGGCGGCCAGCTGGCGTGTGCCAACATGGACACTTCTGCAGGGCAAGACGGTGAGTGCGTGTACTGCCCCAAAAGCACGGATGGCAGACCTACGTTGTGCGACGCGTCTATTCCTGATGATCCAAATGGTGGCGGGGGTGCCCTATCTGCTTTCCGCATGCGTACCCGGATGAGCATGGCGCGTTTTCATTAAATAAATTGTCTAGTTATGTGTAAAAATGAATTATGCAGTACAGGCGGCAGAGTTTGGGATTCGGTGGTGGTGTCAAGCTCCTTTATCGCTTGCCTTGTTGTGCCAAACCATTCTAGACCGAAATTATGCCAAGAACACGGGTGCCCCAGCGCGAGTCTTTTCGGGCGTGTGGATGGTAATATTAGCGCTTGTTATTGCCATGTCTGCCACATGGCCCGACGCGCACATGGACTGGGCGTTTTGGTTGGTTAGTGCGCCCATGGCGGTTGCTAGCATCATTCGGTCAGCGGTAGCTCCAGCATTCACCGAGCGCGCGCCCACTATAACCAGTATGATTGCAGGGGTGTGGGTGCAATCGTGCTTTGACATTGCCAATGTGTGGGACTGGTTGTCGCTTGGGGCTATTGTAATCGATCCGCTGCTCATGGCCGCAGCAGGCGCAACCACGTTTGGGTACAATGTGACGCTGGTAGACCCGCAGCCCAAAGTCGATTTTCCTTTTGCAGCTACCACCAGCGGTAACGTCATGCTCACCCATAACAACCTCCCATCCGTTGGACTTGGTCTAAGCTTACTATGCGTCGTATTACACACATTTCTGCAATGCCAGCTTCCCAATAACAGATTGCGCAGATTCACTTCTGTTACCACAGCACCCATCATTCTTGTTGTAGTGCACTGCATTCTAGCAGTTAATCGCATAAGTCCTGCCATCCTATTTGCGCTCCTCTTCTATTTGCCCACGTGTCTGCTGTATGACCCTCCGCCTCACACTGTGCCTTGGTACACCAACACCCGCTTCAACTCCAAGTTTGTGATTTACGATCGCATCATTAAAGTATTGGCAGCTATTGCATGTCCTGCACTTGCGGTAACCGGTCACGATGTGGCTCAAGCCGGCGTGTCCGTCACATTTAACGTTATTCTAGGCGGCATGCTGCTCTACTCTGAAACGTGTAGCATTCCTTTTATTTCTCGAACTCGAGCATTAGGCCACGGCTTTTCCATTGTGGCAGTAGCTACAAGCATTGCAGTTCGATACGGCGCGCCGTCAGCTGAAGTGTTTGGATGGGGTGCACTTATTACCCTGCTTTTTCTTTTTAGCGTCATGTGCTGCTGCTCTAACCCCGATACCCCGCCGCCCATCACGCCAGCCATGATTACGCCTCAAGTATAATTTTTATTAAAAAATGGTTGTGATCCGCGAGATTCCGTCATTAATATGCGCGCAGTGCGGCAAGCTGCATCCCGGTGAGCCAGGGTCCGTTCACGAAACACTCTTGTATCGCGTCATGCTGCTAAACGCCACCCAAAAGTCGTTTTTCTGCGATCCGGGCTGCTACGAGACTTTTCGAAATCAAAAGTACAAGCAGCCGCCGGTGTTTTACATTGACTGGATTGAAAGAAAGCCAATGTTTGAAATGCGCTATCGCTGGCGACAACGCACTGCAGACTTGCGGCAAAAGCTTAATTTGTCTCCCTAAGTTAAATATGGCTTGGGCACGTCCTAGTGCGTATCCAGCAGGTGATGACAAGTGGGCCGAGCCGTTGCAAGCGCCCATTCAAAAGTGCGCTTTGCCCCAAGAACCGCTGCACTACGAGTGGGATAGAGAAGTAGAGTGCTATGCCATGGTGCCAGGCGCTATGCCCCCCGTTCCCAACCAGCCCGTAGATTGGGGTGACAGATCGCGCTTTATAAAGTTAACAGGCGATGCGTGTAAAGAACAGCCCAATTTGCCAGCATTCCGCAAAGATACCGGCGCGCCCTACATGTACCAAAGCGTAGTGCCGCAGCCTAAAGCGCAGTACACTACCGAATACTGTCCTCTAGGATGGGACGTCGGCCCCTGGTCAGCCAGACAACCAGCTAGGCAATCCTTCAAGTAGCCAGTGCGATGGTTTCTTCGCCTCCTTGGTCAAATTGTACAACTTGACGGCAGCATAAGCATGATGACTAGTATTCAATGACATTCCCAACTCCATTGCCGCATTAGCAATTTTTTCCGCCTGCTTGTCGTTTCGGCGCAACCACTCAATTCGCTCAAATAAATCTGATAAATCCGCTTTTACCGGCACGTGATCCTTCATAGGCACCAAATCCTTAAAATACCACATCTTGTCCGCCACGTCATTACCGCGCGTCTCCACTTTTAAAATCACAAAGCCGTGCAGCATAAGCGACAAGTAGCGCGATGCCGCCGAATGGCCTTGCACGTAGACTGCATACTTGTAACACATTTGCTGCTCCATTCGAAGAAAAAATGCGGGAGAGCATGGCACTAGCGGATCTTTGACCATTTTGACCACATTGCCATGTTCATCCAGCCTGTCGCGCGTATTCCATGCCGTCAAGCGCGCATCAAGCAAATCGGCGTTTTCAAGCATTTTTTTGCACAAATCCACTCGAGGATTGTTTGTTAACGGACCCGTTGATGTGCCTCTAAACACGGCGCTAGGCAACCTCTTGTCCCACGGCTTTACAATCACCGGTGGATCCAGAAATGCAAAGTCGGACATTAATGGCCAAGCCACATCTTCGTACGCATCGCCGACATACGGACTCATGATTGGCAGCATGTCGCCTTCAAATGGATTCATGTTTTTTGAAGGAAACACGGGCTTCCGGTCTTTGCGCAGTTGAGGCGAGTCGCGCTTGTTTAAAAAAAATTCGCTGTCCGGCACGCTAAATTTGGTGCACACGTTGAGTAGAAAAGTCAGATGCTGCATCCATCCATGATCGCTTACAAAATCCACCGGCGGAATGTTGCACAAAATGTTGGCATTTGCCCACCACTTGGACACGTCGGGCTCCACGCCCTTGTCAAATACCGCAGGAGGCACAATGTGAAAGTCGTTGCGAAAGTCGGGATTTACAAAAGGCGCAAACATGGCCAGCCTGCCCCTCTTTATAAGCACATAAATCCCGGTGCGCATGTTGTTGTACAAGTAAGATAACGTGCGCTCAAACGCATCGTCATTGACCGCAGTAGGCGAGGCGCGCGTAATCAAGCTTCTGGGAATTCGAATCCACTTGTTTATTTGCGTCATGCCCACGCTCAGCGTGACGCACTGGTTAAGACGAGGATATTCAGGGTTTGTTCCATACGTCTTTTCAGTTATAGGCACCGGAAAGTACACGTTGCGGAGCATTCTTTTTGCGTATAATTTATTGCCAGCCAGCCAGCATAAAACCAGCCACCGCATTTTTGACCTGCAAGCTCTGTTTTGAAAATCAAATTTTATACTGCAGATGGAGCGCATTGTTCGTCATCCGAAGAATGGGGACACCACCAAGCAGTACGTCACGCTGCGGGCAACTGGGTGGCATGGTGTAGAAAACGCCTTGCTTACGTCAACCATCCAAGCGGCGCAGTTTAAGGAGCAGAACAACCTGTGGCGCGGGCAGCTCAAGGTTTTGACGGATCATAACGGCGCATACTTTAACTCGCCCATTGCTGTCAACGGGCCGCAAGGCGAGTCTAGGCATGACGCTCTGCGGAAGCTTGAGGCGCACTACAAGATTTTGGGTGCGTGGGTCAAGAGCAAGTACGGCGACGGAGACGAGGACGTGTCGGCGCCCCCCACTTTTGTGGCCAAGTACAATGCCGCGTTAAATCACACCATTGACGTGGAGGAAAAAGTGGTCAAGAGGCGTAAAGTGGAAGTTGAAGAGGAATTGAGCATCAGCGAGCAGGCCATGAAGCTGGCCATTGAGGCGCTGAGCAGGGCAAGGGCGTACGCGCCTCCGCCCCCTCCAGCTGCCCCAACTTCTCCCGTAAATATTACGAATCTGGCCATTGAGGCGCTGAGCAGGGCACCTCCAGCTGCCTCAACTTCTCCCGTAAATATTTCGTGGCTGCCACCTCCTCCGCCACCACCACAGTCTACTACGGTAGTAGAAGCGCCGAAGGCAGCAGCTGAAAAGCCATTTGTGGTGGCCGACACCATTGCGGAACTTGACGCGCGCATTGCAAAGCGCGAAAGGCAGTTGTATGAGCCTTATGCTGACGGAGAAGCGTCGTCTATATCATCTGGCGAAGCTTTTGAGTTATTTAGTTTATTTTCTTAAAAAACAAAAGCATGAGCTAGGAGGAGCTTCGTAAGCTGCAGACCACTCGTCAATGCTCATAGTGCCCATGCTCAAATTACAGTTTGCGCAAATTACGCGCAGGTTTTCCACGCACGTCTTTCCGCCCTTAGCTTCTGCCACATTGTGGCCCACGTGAAACCTAAAGGGTGTAACCGTGTTCTTGCACCACTTGACAGAGCACTTGGTCTCAAACTTGGTCGGTGCATACGCCAACCACACTTGCTCCCTCAGCGCTTTTGGGATCTTGGCCTTTGTAGCCATTTTTAATAATGCACCACGAGCTTTCATCCTCAGTTTTGGACAGCAGAGTAAACCACGCGCTCTCCGAGGGTGACAAGCCCAATGCAAGCTTTACAAACACGGGTAGACGCTCGGTGCCGTAAGTGGTGTACACGCCCCCTGGAATGTCGCCAGTGTTTGATGATACGTCAGAGGGCGAGATGCCTTCTGCAAGCAACCTAAACACAAAGCTTCGCGGCATTTTTATAGTATAACTTCTGCGCACGGCATGCGCTTTTGCCGTACAATGGCCCGCTCTTTGCGATGATTAAAGCTGTTGCTTACACACTCGGTAGCCCAGGCTTTTGAAAACCAACCGTTTAAAACATCCGTCGACTTTGCGGGCACGTTGACTTTGATAGCTCCAAACCGCGCTTTTGTTACTGGAAACACGTGTGCTGCATCCAAATCGCACGTTTTCTTTGTCCAGCCTTCCGCTAGCTGCACCTGAATTTTACCCGGCTCTGTAGGGTGCGCGTCGAACGGAAACAAGTCTACGTATGGCCATTTGTACTTTGCCTTGAACACTTTGTCCCCATCCGATTCAAACACTTTATAGTAATTTAAAAACTTGATCCATTTTAAGCCTCTGGCCTCTACATTTTGCAAGATTTGCGGAATGGCTTCTGCCGACACGCACATGTCCACATCGTCGTCCCAAGGGATCACGTCGCCGTGACGCTCGACGCCCAATAACGTGCCATAGGCCACAAAGCCGTCTTGGTCGGATGGCAGCGACTCGTGCACGTTTTTAACTAGGCGGTACATGCGCTCTTTATGCTCTGGCGACCACGCATTCTCAAACGGCTTGGTATCAAAGTCCACATACAGCGCCGTGCCAATAATTGTCACTATCAATCCAATGCTCAAAATGACTATTGCAACCCAGGCACACCAATGCATCTTTATTTTCCAGCCACAAATAAATGGGCGGCAACTTTTCATCCAATTTAGCAAAAGCTAATCAAGCGGTACGTAATGTCAATGACGCAACTTGCGCTCCCACTACAGGTGTTACGCAAGCCATTGTCACACCTGAGGTGTACGCGGACAATTGCGACGTTACCATCAATGCAAGCAACAACTCTCAGATTTCTACGACTTGCGATATGAAGTCGTATGCTACTGCTCTTGGTAACCTCGCGCAAAACCTAACTACGGAGCAAAAGGTGGGCCTTGGGTTAAATATGGCTTCAAATCAGGCCGAGCTTAACCAGCTAGTAGAAAACAAACTTAGACAGCTGTGCGCGCCGGCTAGCATTCAAAACCAGTTTATTGGCAGAGATCCTACCATGATTGACCCAGGTACTCGCATTAGCTGCACATCCCGTGAAGACTGCATGTATCCTTTAAACGGCGATGATGCGTACAAACGCAGCTTTGGAGGTTGCGGCGCCGATCAAAAGTGCACCGGAGCTCCACTGCCTCCCAACGTTGTATACTGCAAAAACAAGGGCAAGGTTGATCTAAACTACATTAACAACGCTAATGCCACTACTGCGTGCATTATGTTGGCGGTTCAAAACGCTACTGCAGTTGCTGAGCAAGACTCTTCTGTTAAGCAATCCGGAATGAACATTGTGCTTTTAATTGGTCTAATTGTCGGCGGCCTCGTTGTGGTGGGCGTGCTTGCTTACGTAATTAAGCGCGGAATGCGGAAGGCGGCGCGTTAAAATACAGCGCTGGAAAGTCTACAGTTTAAGAAATATAGCGTCGTCAAATATGGCGTCGTTTGGTCCTACTCCCACCACGCCGCCTGCAGAGGAGGCACCTGCACCGGCGGTAAAGAAGACGCGCAAGGCCAAGACGGTTAAAGCAGTACCTGAGGTAGCTAAGAAGAAGCGGGCGCGCACCGCATTCCTGTTTTACAGCAATGCGAACCGCGCTGCACTTCGAGCTGCGCAGCCCGGGCTGAAGATTACCGAGGCTGCTGTGATTCTGGGACAGCAGTGGAAGGCGCTGAGCGACGCGGACAAGGCGCCGTACCTTAAGCTTGCAGCTGAGGACAAGGCCAAGGTGGAGGCGGAGAACAATCCTCCTCCCGCGGTAGTAGAGGCCCCTCCACCTCCTCCGCCCGCCGTGGCTGTAGCCGAGCCACCCGCTGTTGTAGCTGAGCCTATTAAGGGCAAGAAACGCACAGTGAAGAAATAAATCTTACATAATTTTAAATGGGAAATGCTTTGTCGGCAAAATTGCTAAAAATTCGCGATCGCGATATTCAATTAAAAGGAGGGGTGTTTGCGGGGCAAGGTGGGTTTGGGTGCGCGTACTCGCCACCTCTGCTTTCTGATGATCCCAGCAAGTTGGGAAAAATTATGCTCGGCGAACAACTGGCAAAAAATGAGTATCTTTCGTACGAAATTGTTAAAAAAATTGACCCGGAAGGTCAGTTTGGCGTGTATGCTACAGATTTTAAGGAAATATCGGAACCTCAAGAAAAGCGAGATGATTTAGTTAGAACCGCAGGGGGGTGGGAAGAGTTACAAAAGTGCTACGCGCTAAAAGACACACTAGTCAATTTAAAAGACGCGAAAAAACCCGTACAAAGTTTATGGCAGATTACAATGCCGAAAGCAGCGGGAGACGTATACAATTTGCTGCTTCCTTTTCACAATCAGCCTTGCAGCGCTTCTAGACTTGTGTTTCACATGAAAGCGCTCAGAAATCTGTACTTGGGCTTAAATCAAATGCACGCTGCTAAAGTGTGCCACCTAGATATTAAAGAACCCAACACTGTAGTGTTTGGTACTGTTGAAGATCCGATCAAGTACAAGTACATTGACTTTGGACTTGCAATGACTTATAGTGAACTTGCGGTGTACAAGGCAACGCAAAGCCGCCATCACTTGTCCCGGAAATACTCTTATTACCCGATTGTCACCAACATGGCGTGGACGCCATATGAAAACGAATGGGTTGATTATTTTACATTTCCGCTAGACGCAGAAATCGATAATTTTGTGTCTCAAGATGACACATACCCTAGGCTAAAAATTACAAGAAGTTCAATTATTCAAGATCATAAAAATGTCATAAAAACGTACGGGAGTAACCCAAATTTAGTGTATAATCGCGTTGCAACAGCAATAGCAGCCGATGTGTTTGGCCTTGCCCACGTAACCGCATGGGTGTATAGAATGCTAGCACACGTTGTGTTTGATGAAGAAGATTTAACAATGACGTTCACTCCCAAAAAAACTACTCATCATGCTATAGATGAACTACGGCCAGTCTCAAATGTGCTAGCTGACTTGCTGTCTGACATGATGCACATGCGAGTTACAGCCGGGACAGAGCTACTAGAACGATACGACGCTGTAGTTAGCATGATTGAAGAGTTTGTGGCACGGGAAGAAATGCAGCGTGTTGCAGCAGCAAAATCTATATTCGCGGCCGTGTCCCCCAAGCCGCCACCCTTATTAATCAAAGCAACTCCAGACGCGTTGTTAAGAGTGGCCACACAAAAAGCCGACAAACCTTTACCCGTGCTAGACTCACCAGTACGAGACTTTTACGCCGCATTACAAATGCTACGAGAGCCGCCACAACTAATAGCAGACGTAGTAGCAGTAAGAGCAGCCGCGCAAAAAAGAGCAGCCGCGCAAGAAAGAGCAGCAGCGCAGGAAAGAGCAGCCGCGCAAGAAAGAGCAGCAGCAGCGCAAAAAAGAGCGGAAGCTGTGAGAGCAGACGCTATCAGGTTTACCCAAGAAGAGCTTGATAAACTAAGAACAAAAAGGGCAAAAGTTATTGAAAGCAAAAAACGCAAAACAGATTGGCAATAAATATTATTTATTCAAATTGAGCAGTGCGCGCGGCAGTGTAGGCCGCAACTAGCGCAGCAGGCTGAGCCGCTGCGCTCATCTCTAAAGCCGACTTGCACGCCACAATGTCCACGTCGCCATTTACCCACACAAAAGCCGCTTCGCCTGCTAGGCGCTTGCCATGACTATCCCACATCATGCCCCGAATCGCGCTGCCGTGCGCATAAGCCCTACCAAACGCTCCTCCGCCTGCAGGCTCTACCCCAAACGGCGGCACAAACACGTCGCCGTACATAAGAACTACATTGTAGCCCCGACGACACAGCTCGGACACTTTGGCCATTTCTTCCAAATGCGGATACTGCGGTTTAAACTCAATCCACAGTCTTTGAGCCGGGAGGTAAAAGTCGGGCGTGTAGCGGCTGCCATTCGCCATTGCAAACGTCGTGCCCTCATACTCGTAATCCACATTCAGCGCTTTTAAGAATGTAGCCAACCGAGCCTCGTTGCGCGACCTAAACCGATGTCCATGCAAATACGTGGTTATAGGCCCGCCATAC